TGCTGGAGCCCATGTCGGCGGCGGCGCACGCTCGAGGCACGGGGAGAGGTCTCACTGCTGCGCTACCGTATGCCGCTGTTCCCCTATGTGACACTCTTCGGCATTTGGGCACAGGTGCTCTGTCTCGTGTTCATGGTCTTTACGCCCGAGCTGCGTGCCGCACTCTATCTCGGCATACCGATGCTCATCGTACCGATGCTTGTCTATCGCGTTTTGCACCGCGCTCGCTAACGTGATATAATAAGGGAAACAGAGAGAGAGGGAGGAAGTAAATATGTTCGGTTTTTTGGGGAAGAAAAAAGAGGAGTCGGAAGTATCTCTCGCGGATCGGATCAAGGCAAAGCCGCTGACGTCCGGGAATGCGCCCAAAGATGCGCCTGTCAAAGCACACGTACCCTTTGAGGGACTCGGGGCGTCGGTCGGCGGCGCAGACATCAGAACGGCGTATCTTTCGCGCGCGGAGTTGACGGCGGAGCGGCTGGCGCGGCGGGAAATGCTGGGCGTGCGGGCAAGCTCCTCAAGAGCGGTGGTAAATTCATCAAAGGTGGCGGTTGGCTCGCGGCCTTGGGTGCTGGCATCGGCATTTACGATGCATACAGCACAAATGATGAGGCGGCAGCAGAAGCGGCATACGGCGTGGATGCGGCACAAGAGGACTACGAGAATAAGCTGGCCGATGGTACGGCAACGGAAGAAGACTTCGCCGCCGTAGACGCAGCCAAGGCCTACCAACAAGAAACCGAGGACTACAACAAGAGCCGCATGGGCGGTGCGGTAGGCTCTGGTGTCGGCTCTCTCGCAGGTGCGTGGGCTGGTGCGGAGGCTGGCGCGGCAGGCGGCGCGGCCATCGGCGCACTCTTCGGCGGCGTGGGGGCTGCACCGGGCGCAGCAATCGGCGGCGTTCTTGGCATGATTGCGGGAGGACTGGGCGGCTCGGAGCTGGGTGAAATGCTCGGCAGCGGTATCGCGGAGAATTTCGGTAGCGCGATTGAGAGCATCAAAGAAGGGTGGGCAGACTTGTCGGGATGGTTTACCGATACCGTATGGACACCAATTTCGGATGCCGCTATTACAGGTATCAACGTGATCGTTGGTGTCGCCGCCCTTGGCTGGGATTTAATAAAACCTCATTGGGAAGAAGCCTCGGCACGGTTTGATTCCACAGTTTGGCAGCCGATCGCCAACACAGCAGAATGGGCATGGAGCAGCATTCGTGATCTCATCATCGATGCTTGTGATCGGATTTATGGCAAGTGGGAGTCTGCTTCCGAGCGGTTTAATTCCGTGGTCTGGCAGCCGATTTGCAGTTCCGTTGAAACAGTAAGGATGACCATCACCAGCGCGTTTGACGAGGCACTTTCCTTTGTCAAGGGCATTTGGAACGGCGTTGCCTCATGGTTTGAGGCGAATGTCATCAATCCCATCAAAGAGAAGTTTCAAGGTCTTATCGACCTCAAAAACAAGATTGCCGATGCGGGTTCTGCTGTTACGGGGCTTACAACGAGCAACGGCACTGGGCATAATGCCATCGGCACGTCGTATTGGGGTGGCGGATGGACGGAGGTCAACGAGCACGGCGGCGAGATCATCGACCTGCCGCAGGGTTCGCGCGTCTATCCGCACGCAACGACGATGAAGATGCTCAAGGACGGTATGGGCGGTAGAACGACAGTACCGACAACGGCGCCGCAAGTCACCGTCACAGGCAACACTTTCACGGTGCGTGAGGAAGCGGACATCGATCGCATCGCTTATCGTCTGTATCAGTTGATGTTTAAAAGTCACGTCAACATGAATGGAGGCACGCTGGCATGAGCTTTCTTAGCCTATGGAATCGCGTCAATACGCTCGGCGGCTACCTCCTTGGGAGCGGAGGCGGCACGAAGCGGCAGGTCATATTATCGACGGGCGAGGAAAAGTTCACACTGCCCGTCACGCCGCGTACATACAAGGTGCAGACGGAACAGAACAACGTCGTCGTCGACATCATCGACTTCGGCGAAGCGCAGCTCTTCGGCAATCCGAAGCTCAAGCGTTTGTCGTTTTCCGCCTTTTTTCCGCATCCGAGGCACGATTACCCTTTTGTCGTCGGCGACAAGATCGAGCCGTCGGAGTGTGTCGCGAAAATCGAGAAATGGAAAGAAGCGAAAAAGCCTGTGCGCGTGATTATCACGGAAAGCCCGTTTAACCTCATGATGGCGATCAAGTCTTTTGACTATCGCGAGCAGGACGGTTCGCGTGACATCTACTTTGATCTCGACCTCATCGAATGGAAAGACCTCAATACGCCGATGGCGAACAACGACAAGCAGATTGACGAGGACACGGGGCTAAAGAATCGCCCCGTCGAAAGCACGCCGCCGCGACCGAACTCCATTGAACGTGCGCGGGACATCCTTGAAGCGAGCAAGAAAGCCTACGGCGATTTTAAGCAGTGGCGCACATTGGCGCGGGGCGGCAGTCCTCTCACAATGTTTGCTTTGAAGAACATGCGTGGCGCTATTGCCAAGAACCGCACGGAGTAGGAGTGATGGCATGAAAATCAAGATCGGGCAGAAAGACATCACACATCTTCTGACCTCGTGCACATGGTCGGGATCGCGTCTGAACGTCGCGCGGAAGCTGGAATACAGTTTCGTCCAGGACGACCGCGATGCGAATATCCCCGTCATCGACGTGGACAACGGCTACACTTGCTACGGTTACGACGACGCGGACAACCTCGTTTTTGAGGGCAATATCTACAGCATCGAGCGCGATAGGGCGAAGTCGTCGGTGAGCATCACAGCCTTTGACCATCTCTATGTACTGGCAAAGAGCAAGACGACGCGCAAGTTTGACAACATCACGCCTGAGGACATCACGCGGCAGGTCTGCGCCGAACTCGGAGTGTTGGTCGGCGACATCGCCGAGACAGGCACAGCGGTCTCCTTTATCGCCAACGCCAAGACAGGCTATCAGATTATCCAAGGCGCATACACCGAGGCTGCGAAGGTGACGGAGAAGAAATACCATCCCGTCATGAACGGCGCAAAGCTCGACGTGATCGAGAAGGGGACGCTCATCGAAGGGTACACGGCAGATTCTTCCGTCAACATGGAAGACAGCGTCTATAAGGAGAGTATCGAGAACCTCATCGATCAGATTCTTGTCGTCGATGAGGAAGGAAACCGCGTCGATTATGTGCGAAACGATGAGCACATCAAAAAATACTCCATGTTTCAGGACGTCTACAAACAAGACCCGAACAAGGACACGCAGACGGAAGCCAAGGCGATGCTCAAGAAGCCAGAGCGGTCGGGACATATCACGGCGCTCGGCGACTACCGCGTGAAGTCATCCTACTCCATCACGGTGAAGGACAGTCTCTTTAAGGGGCAGTTCTGGGTGAAGGCGGATACGCATACGTTTACAGATGGAAAGCACGAGATGAAGCTCGAACTTGAGTTTGAAAACCTCATGAATGAGGAGAAGACGGAGAAGGAAGAAGAGAAGAAGGAGAGGGGGAAGCGTCGTGGCGGAAGTGATACCGAGCGCGGAGAACTCGATGAGCAAGATGCTGGCGATCCAGCATGACATCGCCGAGGAACATACGCCGCTTTTGCCGAGCGTCGGGAAGGTACTGACACCGCCGCCTGCGCTGTCCGTCGCATGGAACGACATCGTGCTCACGCCCGACAAGCTCTATCTCAATGAGTATTGGCTGCCGGGGCATACGCGCCATATTGTCGGCGCGACGGACTTTCGAGGTGGTGGAAGCGGCTTGCCTGCATATGAATCGCACAACCATCCGATCGACAATGACGAGACGTGGACGGACACCTTAAAGCCGGGCGACCTCGTGAGCGTCTATCCGCAAGAGGGCGGGCAGCTCTTTATTATCGAAAGCAAGCTGGTGAAACTATGAGCAAGGAGTTTCCATTTATCGGCTCGACGCGCGATGTTGCTGGGAATGAATTGTCTCTTTTCAAGGAGTATGCGTGGGATTTTGAGCGCGACTGCTTTCTGTACGACGCGAATGGACGGCATATTCTGCTGACGGGCAACGATGCTCTTGCAGTCTGGATTTACAAAGCGCTCAAGACGGAGCGCTTTTCTTATCTCGTCTATTCGTGGCAGTACGGCATCGAGCTGAAGCCTTTTATTGGCAAGGTCATGGGTGTCGAGGAGCAGTATTCCGAACTCAAGCGCGTCATCACGGAGTGCCTGATGGTCAATCCCTATATCAAGAGCATTGATTCGTATTTTTTCGTGCCGGAAAATCGCGGGGAGCTGGTGCACGTCCGTATAACGCTCACGACAATCTACGGGGAGGTGACGCTTGATGTATAGAGCACGTGAACAGAAGGACATCCTGCGCGAAATGCAGGATTGGAGCAACACGCCTGCGAGCAAGATCGAGGGCACGTTTGAATATGATATGCTCGCCGCCAACTCGATTGAATTTGCCAAGGTAGATGTTGAGCTTGAGGAGGCGTATCGGCAGAGCTTCGGAACGACAGCGACGGGCGAATACTTGACGATGCGAGCTGCTGAAGCCGGCATTGTCCGCAAGGAGGCCGTAAAGGCGCACGGCATCTTGACCGTGCGCGGACGCGGAGTCGTTCGCGAGGGCAGCCTCTTTGCCACGGAGGGCGGCATACGTTTCGCTGCTGTGGCAGATGCGTCGATCGTGTCCTCAGGTCAAGTCAAGGTGGAGGCTGTAGATGCAGGCACAAGCGGCAACGTGCTTGCGGGGGCAGTGGCGAAAATCCCTTTTTCCATCCCCGGAATTAACGGCGTCACCAATGCGGAGGCGATGCGGGACGGATATGACGAGGAGACGGACGAGGCTCTGCGGACGCGCTACCTTGAGCATGTGCGCTATCCAGGCGTATCGGGGAACAAGCGGCACTATATCGAGTGGGCGACATCCGTTCCCGGCATTGGAGCGGCAGGATGCATTCGTGCATGGAATGGCCCGAACACAGTAAAGGTCATCGTCATTGACGCAGATTACAGCACGGCGAGCGAAGCGCTCATCCGAAAAGTCTATGACTATATCAGCGAACGCAATCCAATCAACGCCATCCTGACGGTTGTTTCGGCAGCAGTGAAGACCATCGATGTTGAGGCGCGTGTCCGTGGACAGCCGAATGAGGAAGAGTTCCGACGGGCGGTGCAAAAGTATTTCAAGCGCATCGCAAAGGCGGGTTTGGAACAAGGCTCCTATGTGAGCCTCGCCAAGATCGGCGCACTGCTTTTGCAAGGGAATAGCGTGCAGGACTATGAAGGACTCAAGCTGAACGGTGCGGCGGCGAATGTGCCCTTGGCAAGTGCGGAACTGCCGCGCCTTGGAAGGGTGGTCTTGCATGGCTGACTTTCGTTTTCTGCGGCTGCACGAATCGGATTTGCGGCGGTATCTGCCTAGGTTTTTGGCAGAGGATAAGGCTTTCCGAGATTTACTGAAAACGCACACGCAGGAACATGAGCGACAGCGCCTTTTCTTGCCCGAGTTTGCGAAGCAGTTTTTCATCGAGACTGTATCATGGGGCTTGTCCTCATGGGAAGAGGTTTACGAAAGCCATCCGCCGCATGGGGCGGATGTAGAATTTCGGCGAACTCTCGTCAAGGCAAAGATGCTCGGACGGCAGCCCGTTACGAAAGCCCGTCTTGAACAGCTTATCAACGCCTTTACGAAGGGGCATGATGCGTACGTCGAGGAGAACGTAGCGCCCGGCTGCTTCCAGATTCATTTCCCGTCGGTCATCTTGTGGCAGGAGCAGATGGAAGAAATGCTGGACGCGACCGTGCCTGCCCATCTCACATACAATCTGCACTTTGAGAAGGATATCGCGGAGGCGACGATCCACTACGCTGCCGCCCCAACGCTTCACACGACCTACGAGATTAACCCGATTGCAGCGCGTGATGCAGATGCAACAGCGAACCTCCATGCGGGCGGAT